CAGCTCATCATTGCCCGCATCTGTAGGAGTTGCAATAAAGGGCAAGTTCAGCATCTGCACGCCGTCTTGGTCGCTGTAGGTTGGCGAGCCTAGATCAGTTTGCGCTGATGTGAATGTGACGATGTTGCCTGCGGTTTGGCCATGCTGGAAAACAAGGTTTCCGGTATCGGCGCCGATGGCATCAGCGAAGTAATCATGGTCAGCGATGTCTGGCGCCTCAATAACGACGGTTCCGCTAGGGGCACGGTTGGTGATCAGCACCTCCTTGGTGCATCCAATCAGCTCGCGGTAGACCATCTCGTTGGCCAGATCCATGGTCACAGACTGCAGGCAGCCGGCATAGCTGAACAGCTGGAAACCCGACGTGTTGCCGGCCTTGAAGATCACCGGATCGGCTTGGTCGTTGTAGGTGGTGCTCGGTGGGCTCGAATCGCCAGGGGCGTTGTAGATGCCCATGAAGGTGAAGCTGATCGTCGGGATTTGGCCCACTTCAGTGTTGAGGCTGAAGCTACCGCGGGCGCCGGTCAGCTTGTGGCGGATGTTGTCGTTGAAGTAATAGATGGTGGCAGACGGGAAAGATGCGCTTAGAGGCGTGTAGGTCACGCTGGTGCCCGCCACCGTGGTCACATCAAAGCCGCAAGCCTCCAGCAGAAGGCCATAAGCCGGGGCACTGCCTGCAGTGCCGGAGCCAACAAGCTCAACCTCAAAAGTCAGCTCAACGCGCTGATTGGCCAGCAGCTGCTCAGGGTTGCCGAGGAATGGCCGGATGATCTGGCGGCTGACCACATCAGATTGCAGGGGGGTGATGCTGATGTTGATCACCTTGATCGCGTCAGCGCCGCCTGGCGTTGCGTCGGTGCCGTAGGTGGTTTCTTTGGCCGCGACAATCAGGCCTTTACGTGTCAGAGCCATCGCTCAGTTCCATAAGGTGCAGGCCGGCTCTGATCGCCGGGGTCTGAACCATCGTAGCTATCAAGAAATTGCCAGATCGGTGATGCTCGTTCGATACCGAACTAAATAATCCAGACTGATCACACCAGCCGGCTGATCGGCTTCCAGCAGCTCGAACGATGCCGACTGCGGCTGCACATCGATGGCATAGCCGCCCAGGGTCAGGTCGGCCATAATCTTGCCGTGGGCATCCTCGACGATCGGATCGGCCATCTGATCTGGCACGTTGCCGCGCACGATGATCGCCACACGCACGGTCAGGCTCCAGTCCAAGGTGGGGAGCGCAGTGTTCTGCACCGCCGTGTCGTTGACCGGCTCGATGACGATGGCCGGACTTTCGCCACGGGTGAAGGGCTCCACCCTGCTGCGGTAGATCCTGGTGCCCACCTGAGCGGTGCCAGTCAGCGCAGTGCGCAGTGCCGCCAGGATTTGCTCGCGCTTCGTCATCAGTGGCACATCACGCTGATGTTGACGGTAACGCTCCCACTAACGCTGGTCACCGTTGAGCGCACATATTGCACAGCGCGGCCTTCATAGAAGTGCCCATCAGTGCCGCTCTCGTTGTGCGCTTTCTCAGTGTCGATCGCGAACCAGTGGATGCCATCGAGCGATCCTTCATCCCGAATCGTCACGTTGCCAGTGACGCGATGCACGAAGGTGAGATGCGAGCCATGCACCATCACGGCTTCGGTTGAGCCCAGATCTGTGAGCTCAGCGAAGTGGTAGACGTTCCGGTTCAGCTCGCCGGAGGATCCGTAGACGGTCATGTTTTTTGCAGGCCTAGTTCGACCAGTGCGCCATCGTCTATCAGTCTGGCCTCGCGCACTGTGTAAGCCACGCCAGCGACAGTGATCGCGTCGCCGTAAACCAAGCCGCCAAAGTCAGAGGCCTTGGCCGTCAGCGTGTAGTCGGTGCTCAGAATCTGATCACCAGCCAGCACTTGGGTGGGCATGTCGAGGATGCCCAATGCCGAAACGGCGCCAGCCGTGCAGCTGACGCCGAAGTCGTTGAAGAATGCGCCGAGATCTTCAGCCAGCGGCATTGGCTTTTGCCTTTTTGACTGGTGTTTTCACTTCAGCGGGCGCCTCAACAGCGCGACCCATGCGGATCAACTGCTGTGCCACCTGCGTGTCCAGTTCGTATGTGTTGCCTTCTTGAAGGTGGCCGCCAGCGGCGCAACAACTGCGCTTGACAAGGACTTTCATCAGATCAAAAAAGGGCCGGTTGCCCGGCCCCCTCTCCTATCAGGTGGTGATGTCGAGGATTGCAGCGAAGCTCTCGGGGTGACGAACGGCCACGTCATAGGTGACGATGCCGCGCACGCTGGTGAGCGCCTTGCTGAAGTCGTCGCTGTCTTCGCCCACGGTGATTTCGAGGCCATTGCCCCAGAAGCCGACCATGGCCTGGCTGAAGTCGCCCATCAGCATCGCGGAGCAAACGCCGCTGCTGGTGCCCTTAGTCAGGTTGCTGGGAACCTGATTGGTGACATACAGCGGGTATCCGTTGGCCGAAGTGGGGGTGGGGCCGCGGCCGATTGCATCGAGCTGATTGTTGATCAGGAATGGGCCGTCGCCGGTGGTGGAGCCACCAGCGCGGAGCTTCTTGAGCTCAGCCAGCACCTTCGCGTTGGTCACGTAGGCGATGCTGTCACGGTTCAGGGCGCCGTTGTCGATCAGCACCTGCTCTTCCAGATTGACCAGAGCCTCAACAGTGATGGGGCCGCCGTTGGTGCCCAGGGCCACCGAGCCGATGCCGGTGGTCTGCATGATGCCGGTGGGCTGGCCGGAGGAACCGGAGCCGTTGAGGATGCCCAGGTCGATGCCCAGGTTGATGCCATCAGTGATGTCCCGACGGACCAGCTGCTCGATGCCAGGGGTGCCCTGCAGCAGGGTCTGGCGGCTGTACTTAGACAGGGCTGCCAGGTTCTTCGGCGAGAGGGTCACCTGATCGAAAGTGGATTCCGATTGGGTGATCGCAGTGGTCTCAGTGCCCAGGTAGTAGGTGCTGGCCACCGAAGCGCGGCGGGGAATCGCCACATCGCCGACCAGTCCGGTCATCGTGCGGATGCCGAGACCCAGCATGATCGAGTTGTTGCGCAGCGCCTCGATGAACTCATCGGCCATCAGGTCGGTGGCCACCAGGTTGCCGCCAGTGGTGGCGCCGGAAGTCACATAGGTGGCGCGTTGCTGCAGTGCCGAAAAAGGCACGAAGAAGGAACGCTTGCCAGATGCCTTAAGGCCAGAGGTGCGCATCACCTCTTGGCTAATCTCGCGCACTAGGCCGGCATCACGGGAAGACCAGTCTCCAGAGAGAACTGCTTGGATGCCAGCGGTGATGCTGTACTGAGCAGCGTCACGCTGATCCATTTCGATCTGCTTGACGGGCTCAACAGGCTTGGCGTCAAGCTTGTCGAGTACAGCGGCGCGGGCTTCGTCAATGCTGCGGCCAGACTCGATCAGCTGACGGCCAAGGTCGCCCATGCCGTGCTTTTCGGTCAGTGCAGTGATGCCAGCGATTCGGGTGCGCTCAGCCTTAGCAGCCTCGGCAGCCGCTTCAGCCCGCACCACTGAGATGTCAGGGGTGTTGTCCATTTCAACCACAGGTTGAGGTTTAGGGGTTTGTGGTGCGGCAGGGGCCGCGGGTTGAGCGTCAAGAGCACGCCCGACGCCGACCGTGGGGTCTGCAGGTATGCTAACGACGCTCACTTCGTGAACTCCCCACGAAGTGGCAACGAACTCTCCATCAGCGCGTTGATCCATCTCTCGGATCTGGTATCCGAAGGACACGTTGCGCAAAACTCCATCTTTCACATCCGCCAGGATCTCCTGAGCGAAGGCGTTGCGGCTGAACCGGACGTTCACGTAGCCGCGCTTTTTCTGTTCATCAATCCAGCCACGCTCAACCACGCCGATCACGCGATCAGGGTCGTGATTGAACAGGAGTGGGGCGCCATTGTTGAGGCGAGTTAGATCAGCGGCGCCACGTTCGTGGCTCAGGATTTCTTCGCCAAAATACCGGGCGACGGGGTACTCAGAGCTAAAGGGAAACTCGATGGTGCGCTCATCATCGGCCACCTGGAAATCGGTGGTTTCTGCTCTTTTAAGGATCTGACCTTCTAGGTCTCGCGAGATGTCATCCATGGCTAGCGCCGCACGGTTCTTCAACTTTATTCGACATCGTTCGCATCATCCTTTTCTTCGTCGCCATCATCCTCCTCATCAGGGTCTGGTTGCTCAGGGGCTGCAGGCGCAGCAGGCGCAGCCTCTTCAGCTGGTTCCGCTTCAGCGATTCCGGTCGTTGTGTCGAAGGTGAGCTCCATCTCCTCCATCAACTCCAGCTCAGCCTTACGTGCACGCAGCAGATCCTGGAGATCGCCGCCACCTTCGGCCACCACATCCGCCAGCGTCTTGAAGCCATTGCGCACTGCCGCGGAATAGGCATCGACTTCTTTGGCCGGATCCACCCAGCTCCAGCCGCGCGGCATCCACCGCACATTCAGGTAGCGCTCAGGATTCGACTCATAGTTCGGAAGCGGCAGCACACCGCTCAGCACTGCCATCTCCAGCCA